CGACGAGGTCATGTACATGATGCGCAACCCGCGCAGTTGGAAGGTCTACGGCTACAGCGAGGTCGAGCAGATCGTCGTCACGGTGAACATCGCCATCCGCCGGGCGCTGCACCAGTTGGAATACTACCGCGAGGGCAGCCAGCCTGACGCCTTCCTCGGCCTCCCCAAAGAATGGGACGCGAAGCAGATCGTCGCCTTCCAGCAGCACTTCGACGGCCAGATGGCCGGCAACCTCGCCGACCGCCGCCGCCTGAAGATGATTCCCGGCGACGCAAAATACCAGGAGACCAAGCAGCCGCCCCTGAAGGACGAGTACGACGAGTGGCTCGCCCGCATCGTCTGCTTCGCCTTCTCCGTCTCCCCCCAGCCTTTCGTCAAGCAGATGAACCGTGCGACCGCCGACACGGCCCACGACGCGGCGATGCAGGAGGGGCTGAAGCCCCTGCAGCGCTGGGTGAAGAACTTCATCGACCCGGTGATCGCCCTGGAGTTCGGCTCCCCCGACCTCGAGTTCGCCTGGCAGGAAGGCCAGGAGCAAGACCCCAGGCAGGCCGCCGACATCATGATCGGCAAGGTCAAGGCCGGGATCATCTCCGTGGACGAGGCCCGCGAGTCCGACGGGAAAGACCCGCTTGGTGGTGCGTTCGCCGTCCCCATGCTGGCCACAGGCTCGGGCTATGCTGCACTTGTCGAACCCGAACAGCAGGCCGCCCGCATAGCTGCGGCACAGAAGCCCGCCTCTGAAGCGGTCGCTACGGACCCGGCAGCCGAAGACACCGCCGCGCAACACGAACACCATAACACTGAAAAAACAGCCTACTCGCGGCTGAGGAAGGCAGACCGGCCCAAGCCAGTCCCTTTTGACCGCCCGGTCACCGTCAACGCGCGCAAGGCGCTCAAGGCGACCATCGCCGCCATCCTTACGGACGCGAGCAAACAGGCCGCAGCGCAAGCCGGGAAACTGCTCGACGGCATCTCCAAGTCAGAAGAAGACGACAAGGCGAGGGCGAAGCGCATCAGCGCGGAAATCGACCTCGAAGCCCTCGACGCCCTGATCGCCGCAGCGCCCGACGCCATCGAATCAGTCGCCGCCGACTCCGGCAGGCTCGCCCTCGCCCAGATCGGCGTGGACACGCAGTCTCAACTGGTGAACGTCGTCAACGAGCGGGCCGTGGGCTACTCGAAAGACCGCGCCGCCGAAATGGTGGGCAAGCGCTTGCTGGACGTAGAACTGGTGGACAACCCCAACGCCGAGTGGGTCATCAGCGACGCCACCCGCGAGGAACTAAAGCAGGTCATTGCCGACGGGTTGGAGCGCAACATCGGCAGGGACGCCATCGTCGAGGCCATCGAGACCATGGGCGCATTTAGTGACGCCCGTGCAGCCATCATCGCCAACACCGAGATCGGACGTGCCAACAGTGTCGGGGCGCTCAACGGCTACCGGGCCGCGCGCGACTCAGGGGTGAAGGTCAAGAAGGCGTGGCTGGCGGATTTGGAGCCGTGCCCCGTCTGCCAGGAGAACGCGAACGCCGGGCCGATTGGGCTTGAGGAAGTGTTTCCGAGCGGCGACCTCACCCCGCTAGCTCACCCATTTTGCGAGTGCAGCCTGAGTCCAGTCGTCGAGGAATAAACCAAAAAACACAGTCAAGGAATGACCATGACCAGCCTGAATCTCTTCATCCCAATCACCAAAATCGACGAAGCCCAGCGCATCGTCTACGGAACCTTGACTCAGGCCGTCGCCGACAAGTCCGGCGAGATCATCGACTACCCCTCCACAAAAGCGGCCTACCAGAAGTGGTCTGATGACACGCACGCCCGGAGCAAGGGCAAGAGCAAGGGCAACCTGCGCGCCATGCACGGAAACGTCGCCGCCGGGAAGTTCACCGACATCGTGTTCGACGACGCCAACGAGCGGATCGAGGGCGCGGCCTATGTCTCCGACGACAACGAGTGGAAGAAGTGCCTCGACGGCACATACACGGGGTTTAGCCACGGGGGCGCCTACGCCAAGCGGTGGGCCGACCCCGACCAGCCACACCTGAAGCGCTACACGCCGACGCTGGCGGAAATCTCACTGGTGGACAACCCGTGCGTCCCCACGGCCACGTTCGAGTTCATCAAGGAAGACGGCTCGACCGAGCTGAGGAAATTCAACGCAACACACGAGGTACCTATGACCAAGACCAGCACCGAAGCCGAATCGACCGCAACCGCCGACGCCACCAAGACCGCCACGGCAACAGAAACCGCCGAAACTGCCGCCCAAGAGCAGGAGGCGGAAGCCGCTACGGAGACCGCAGCGGAAACCGAGACCGCTGTGGAGAAAGCAAACCGCCCCCAGGACAAGGGCGGCGTTGTTCAGGGCTTCCAGGCGAAGGACGGCTCGTTCCACTTGAAGAAGGCCGACGCCATCCTGCGCAACGTCGAGGTTGACGCGGAGCAGGTCGCGGCCCCCGCGCTCGACGCGCTGAAAAAGCTTAGCGACGCCGTGGGCAAGGCAGACAGCGAAGAAGCCAAGCCAGAGGGCGAAGAGCCAGCCGAAGATGAGGTGGTTGAAAAACCCGTAACCGAACCCGAACCCGCCCTTGCAGACAAGTCCACCCCCGCCGCCGAACTGGCGAAGGGCATGTATACCGTGTCCAATTTCGCTGACTTACTCCAGTCAATCAAATGCCTCCAGGAAGACACCGAGTGGGAAGCGCAGTGGGAGGGCGACAGCTCCGAACTTCCGGCGAAGCTCAAAGCGTGGTTAGCGGAAGGCGGAACCCTGCTCGTGCAGATGGCTGGTGAAGAAACCGCCGAACTGACCGCCGACAAGGCCGCCAAATCCCAGCTCGCCAAGAAGGGCGCGGCCCTCAGCGCCGCCAGCAAGGCCCACGTCGAGGCGATGATGAAGTCGGCCAATGAACACATGGACGCGATGGGCAAGTGCTACAAGGGCCTCGGCCTCGGCGGCGAGGAGACGGACTCCCCGGCCGACAAAGTGGCCAAGGTCGCGGATGAAACACTCGCTGCGGAAAACACCGCCCTCAGAAAAGCCATTGGGGACATGACCCCGACGCTGGAGGGCCTGCTCAAGAAGTTCGAGCAGCAGAGCGAACGGATCGCCCACCTGGAGAGCCAACCCGCCCCCGCAAAGGGCGTCCTCCGCGTGGTCGAGAAGGCGAATGACGGCGGCAACGTTTCGGACGGCGACGACGTGAAGAAGGCTCAGGCCCTGCTGAAAGGCATGTCCCCTGAGGAAGTCAACCTAGTGCTGATGAAAACGGCGCTATCGAAACCCATGAACAAGAACTAATCAGCCGCTTATTAATTTAGGAGAATAAATATGAGTAACACTACCACTGAAACGATGGCGATGCTCAAGTCCTCGCTAGCCAACGGCTCGCAGGAACTGGCGAAGACCGTCACCACGTCTACGGGCCTCGTCGCCTACGACTTACAAGCCCCCGCGAAAAACCTGTACCCCCAGATCACCCCGCTGCGTAACGCGATCCCCCGCGTGAGCCGCGCCGGGAACGCGGGTACGGCGACCAACTGGAAAGTGGTAACCTCGCTTACCGGCTCCGGCTACAACTCGATGGGCTGGGTGCCCGAAGGCCAGCGTTCCGGTCGTATGTCCTACGTGACCGCGAACAAGTCCGCCAGCTACGTGAAGATCGGCGAGGAAGACGCGATCACCGTGGAAGCCATGGCCGCAGCACAGGGCTTCGAGGACGAGAACGCCATGCTCACCTTCCGCCTGCTTCAGAAGATGATGCAGAAGGAAGAGTACGCAATCCTCGGCGGCAACCAGAGCATGTCGCTCGCCACCCCCGCCACCCCGGCCCTTTCGGCTTCCGGGACTGGCGCAACGCTTCCTGCTCTTACCTACTCGGTAATCGCGGTGGCGTTGACGATTGAGGGCTTCGGCAACTCGTCCCTCGCTGGCGGTGTCGCCACCTCGCAGACCATCGCGGGCGCTGACGGCCGCACCTTCGTAATGAACGGTGGCAGCTCGAACAAGTCCGCCGCCGCGACTCAGGCGGTGACGCTCGGCCAAACCCTCTTCGTCTCGACCCCCGTGGTCAACGGCGCGGTGGGTTACGCCTGGTACACCGGGGCCGCAGGTGCAGAGCGTCTGGAGAAGATCAGCACGATCAACTCCGCGACCTTCTCGGCACCGCTGCTCGGAACCGGCCAGGTGGCGACCGCCATCACGGCCAACAGCTCGCTGAACGCCAACACCGCGTTCGACGGCCTGCTGACCACGGCGTTCAACTCCGGCACGTCTTACGTCAACGCGCTGGCCACCGGCACCGCGGGCACGGGCACCACGCTCACCGCTTCGGGCACCGGCACGGTCGTCGAGATCGACAACATGCTGCGCTCGATGTGGGACACCAGCCGCATCAGCCCGACGGTGCTGTACGTCAACAGCCAGGAGTTGCAGAACATTAAGAACAAGTGTTTGAGCAACGCCTCGGCCCCGCTGATCCGCATCAACCAGTCCACCTCGGACAAGGGCTTCGAGATGACGGCCGGCGGACGCACGGCGTACTACTTCAACCCGTTCCAGGTTGACGGCGGCACGATGATCCCCGTGCGCGTCCACCCGAACGTGCCAGCGGGCACCATCTTCGCATACGCGGAGACGCTGCCAGCATGGTATCAGAGCAACGAGGTGCCCAACGTCTGCGAAGTCGTCACCCGCCGCGACTACTACCGGATGGACTGGCCCCAGATCACCGAGCAGAAAGAGTACGGCGTATACGCGCAGATGGTTTTGGCAACATATATGCCACAGGCTCTGGGTATAATTTGTAACGTAAGCAACGGATAAATCTGGTGATTTCACCACTGGCCATCCTTCGGGGTGGCCAGCACTGAGACCATCAATTAAGGAGTAACACCATGACCACCGCAAAACTCAAGGGCCCCGACAACCACGGCGGCTTCCCGCACCAGGGCGTGTCCTACGAGCCGGACGCCACCGGCCACATCGACGTGCCGCACGAGGCGCTGAACGAGGCTTTCAGCCACGGCTTCGCGCTCGCAGTGGAGCAGCAAGATGACGACCAGGACGCCGAAGCCAAAGCCGCCAAGAAGAGCGGTAGGAAGACCGCCTAGCCCGTGCAGAACCAGCTCACCACCCTCTCCAACGCCGGGGCCTGGCTCGACATCACCACGGTCGATGACGACGCGCTGCTCCGGCGGCTGATCGGGGCTGCGAGCAACACGATCCACGCCTACCTCCAACGGCCCACCATCTTCCAGCACGTCTACTCCGAACTCTACGACGGGGCCGGGCGCGACCGGCAGATGCTCCGGCAGTGGCCGGTGGTGTCCGTCGGATCGCTCAACGTCGGCAATCAGGCCGTCCCCGCGGCGGCGAGCTACGGCCAGCCCGGCTACACCTTAGAGCCGTGGGACGGTCTCCCGCCCGGCGGCCCCCAATCCCTCACCCTCAGCGGCTACGGTTTCTGCCGGGGCAGTAACAACGTCGCGGTCACCTACACGGCGGGCTACGTCGTCCGCAACGAGCCACAAATCATTCCATCTTCCGGCACCTACTCCGTCAACGTCAGCGCCCCCTACGGCAACTGGGGCGCGGATTCGGGGGTGACTTTCGCCAACGGCACGCCCCTCACGCAAGTCGCCGCCGCCCCAGCCGTCGGCCAGTACGCCGCCGCCAAGGGCACCTACACGTTCGCCACCGCCGACGCCGGAAAGTCCGTCCTCGTCTCCTACAGCTACATCCCCGCCGACATCGAGCAGGCGTGCATCGAGCTGGTGGGCGAGCGCTACCGCAGCAAGGAGCGCATCGGCCAGACATCTAAATCACTCGGCGGCCAGGAGACCGTGGCCTTCAGCACCAAGAGCATGAACGACTTCGTGCGCGAGATGCTCCACCCCTACATGCGGGTCGTGCCGTGCTGAGCGTCGAGCTGACCGGCGACAAGGAACTGATCGCGCGCTTGGAAGCACTCCCCGACGAGTTGCGGATCGCGCTGAACCGCAAGGTGACCGCGCTGACGCTCAAGCTCGAAGCCAAGATCAAAGGGAAGCTGAGCGGCGAGGTTCTGAAGGTCCGCACCGGCAACTTGCGCCGCAGTATCCACTCGCGAGTCGAGCAGACCGCCACCTCCGTCACCGGCACCGCCCTGTCGTCGGGCGACGTGAAGTACGCGGGCATCCACGAGTACGGCGGCCAGACCAAGGCCCACATCATCGAGGCCAAGAACGGCAAGGCGTTAGCGTTCCAAATGGGCGGCAAGCAGGTGTTCGCCCGCCGCGTCCACCACCCCGGCTCAAAGATTCCTGAGCGCTCTTATCTCCGCTCCTCGCTCAAGGATATGCGCGACGAGATCATCACCGGGCTGAACGAGGCCGTTGCCGAAGTGGTGAAGGCATGACCGCCTCCCGCGAGGCCATTTATCAGGCCCTATTCGCACTGCTCGAAGGGTGCGCGCCGTTCAAGACCACCAGCCGCAGGGTCAAGCTTTGGACCGACGTGAACCCCGGCGAGAAGCCCGCCCTCTTCCTCGCCCAGCGCAACCAGAGCTACGCGCAAGGTAGCACCGCCACGCCACAGGCCGTGACGCTCAAGGCCGACATCTACGTCTACACCAACGTCGGCAAAGACCCCAACACCGTCCCGGCCACCCAGCTCAACGACATCTTGGACGCGGTGGACAACGCCCTGAAGGGCGATGCGATGACCGGCAACCAGACGCTCGGCGGCAAAGTCCACCACTGCTGGATCGAGGGCGACATCATGATCGACCCCGGCGACCTGGACGGGGACGGCGTGGCCGTCATCCCGGTGAAGATTCTCATCCCCTAACGTCACGGAGACGCCATGTCCAAGAAGACCAAAGAGGCCACGCAAGAGACCGATGTAGTCGCCGTGATCGAGGCGTGGTTTTTCCGGCGTTTCGGCCACATCACCCCCGGCACCCCCGACCACGCCACCGCGCTCGCTGCCAAGGTCGATCTCGTCGCCGCCCTTCAAGCCCCCACAGACTCGCCACAAGCCTAACCCCACACCACCAAGAGAGGACTCCCCCACCTATGCCCCAATACGCTTTCGGCTCCGGCACCCTGATCGGCCTCCGCACCGACATCGCCAACGCCACCCCCTCGCAGTTCGGCGTCCTCCAGGACGTGCAGATCGACCTCGACTCCAGCCTCAAACCGCTCATGGGCCAGAACCAGTTCCCCGTGGCCGTCGCCCGCGCCGACATGAAGATCACCGGCAAGATCAAGTCCGCCAAGATCGTGGCCTCGGTGTTCAACGACCTGTTCTTCGGGCAGACCTCCACTACCGGCGGCATCTTGCAGGCGGTGAACGAGGCGGGATCTGTACCGGCGGTCTCGACCTACACTATCACGGCGGTCAACGCAGCAACATTTGCGTCCGACCTGGGTGTTTACTACGCCAACACCGGTTTTCCGTTCAAGAAAGTCGCCTCCGGGCCGACGGTCGGCCAGTACTCGGTGAACTCCACTACGGGCATCTACACTTTCGCCGTCGCCGACGCGAGCGCCGCCGTGCTGCTGTCGTACACCTACACCGCCTCGACGGGAGCCACCAAGATCACCATCGCCAACCAGCTCCAGGGCGCGGCCCCGACGTTCCAGATGAACCTCACCGAGACGTACAACTCGAAGGTGATGAACTTCCAGTTGAACCAGTGCATCGCCAACAAGCTGAGCTTCCCGCTCAAGAACAGCGACTGGATGGTCAACAACATCGAGTTCCAGGCGTTCGCCGACGCGGCCGGCAACGTCGGCTCCATGACGACCTCGGAGTAGCGCATGGAAAACATTTCGGAATACCCCGTTATCCGCCTCGGCGGGAAAGACTACCCCGTCAAGCCCCTGGTCGTGAAGCAGCTCCGCATCGTCGTACCCGCTCTCATGCGGCTGCGGGGGGCCACGCTCGCCAGGATCACCGAGGCGCAGTTCGACGACTTGGTCGAGGTCGTCTACCTGGCGATCTGCACCAGCACGCCCGGCCTCACCCGCGACGCCTTCACGGACTTCACCGTGTCCGCCATTGAACTCATCCAGACCGTGCCGGTGATCGCCGCGCAAGCCGGGATGACCGAGGGGGAAGCGACACCGGGGGAAGCTCCGGCGGGACAGTAGATTGGGACGCAATCGTATCTAGGGTGATGACCGTGAC